TCGAGGACGCCATCTTCAGCCTAACCACGACGGGTAAGGCGAATTTCCAAGAGTTCGCCAAGAGTGTGCTGGAAAGTACATCGCGTATGATCATTCAGCAGCTAATTCTGCGCAGCGTTATGCAGATCATCGGCGCCATAGGCGGCAGCAGCGGCGGATTCAGTTTTTCTGGCGCTGGCCCGGTATCTGGTGCTTCTGTGTTTGGCAGTACCCAAGCCGGATTTAATCCACTGGCGTTCAGTGGAATCAAGCTGAATGCCCTAGGCAACGCCTATGCCGCCAACGGCATCGTCCCGTTTGCCATGGGTGGCGCGTTCCAGCACGACGTGACCGCTTACGCCATGGGCGGTGTCGTCGATCAGCCGACTATGTTCAAATTCGCTGATGGCGGCGCCGGCCGCCTCGGGCTTATGGGTGAGGCTGGCCCGGAAGCCATCATGCCGCTCCGCCGCCTCCCCAATGGGCGCCTCGGCGTCGAGCAGGCAGGCGGAGGTGCTCCAGTTACCGTAAACGTGAGCGTCGATGCGACCGGCACCGCGGTCCAGGGCAATGCCGGCCAAGGCGAGCAGCTCGGCCGCGTAATTTCCCAAGCCGTCCAAGCGGAGCTGGTACGCCAGCAACGCCCCGGCGGCCTACTAAGCCGCTAAGCTGCACTTATGGCTACATTCACCTACGTCAGCTCTTACGAGCCCACCGAGGTAAGCAAACCTCGTGCGCGTAAGTTTGCGGCAGGCGATGGTTACGAGCAGCGGATACGATTCGGCTTAAACACTAACCCTAAGGAGTGGCAGCTCGTGTTCTCCAACCGCACTGACACAGAGCGCGATCTTATCGTCGCCTTCTTAGACGCACGCGGCGGCGTGGAAAACTTCGACTGGACCCCACCGCGAGGCTCTGCCGGTAAGTATGTGTGTGAGGAGTGGCAGGTAACGCTTAGTAATTGCAATAACAACCAAATTAGGGCTACATTCCGTCAAGTGTTTGAGGTGTAAGCGCTGTGACTGTACCTATTGCTGCATTACAGGCTGCTGCACCCAGCGCAGTAATCGAGCTGTTCATCTTAGAACTAAACGTCAAACAACACGGAATAGCTAGCACTTACCGCTTCCACGCCGGCACGAGCCTCAACGCCAACGGTGAGGTCGTCTGGGCCGGCAACAGCTACACTCGCTTCCCCGTAGAAGCTGAGGGGTTTGAGTACACAGGAAACGGACAATTACCGCGCCCTAAGCTGCGCGTAAGCAACATACTTGGCACAATATCCGCACTGCTACTTAGCCTACCGGACGGCTTAGAGGGTGCCAAAGTGACGCGCATCCGCACCCTAGCTCGCTACATCGACGCCGTAAACTTCCCAGGCGGTACTAACCCTTACGGAACACCAGACAGTACCGCAGAGTTCCCCCGCGAAATCTATTACATAGACCGCAAAACCGTAGAAACCCGTGATTTCGTTGAGTTCGAGCTTGTAGCGGCCTTCGACCTCGCCGGTGTACGTGCGCCCAAAAGGCAATGTATAAGCAACATCTGCCAGTGGAAATACCTATCGACAGAGTGCGGCTACAACCCAGTCGGCCCTCAAGCTAGGCCATTGCGTGAGCACTATGCCGACTTCGGTTACAGCGAAGGTCGCTCGATAAATAGCACTGGCCAATTTAACGCCACCTATTATCGCACCACCTATCCCGATGTCGCTGCCGCTTACACCAACGCAACCGCTAATCAACACTTCCGCAACTACGGCATATGGGAAGGCCGCAACGGTAATTCCGGCGGTCAATTCAACGCCACATACTACCTAGCCACCTATCCAGACCTAAACAGCCTAGTCTATTTTAACGCTAAAGATGTAGGTGTAAACTCCCAAGCACTGGACGAGTGCGGTAAGCGCTTGAGCAGCTGTAAATTACGCTTCGGTATCCGAGGCCAGCTTCCGTTCGGCTCCTACCCAGGCATCGGTACATTCTTCACTTAAGACCTATGCAATGGAAAATCGAGGCACTGCAGCACGCGAAGGCGCAAGACCCCAAGGAGGCGTGCGGCCTGCTCGTCGTAATCAAAGGGCGTGAAATTTACTGGCCTTGCAAGAACTTGGCAACAGATCCAGACGAGTTCTTCGCCCTCGACCCCTCCGACTATGCCGCTGCTGAGGACACAGGCGAAATCACCGCCATCGTCCACAGCCATCCAACCACCCCTCCCTTCCCCTCCCAAGCAGATCGCTTAGCCTGCGAAAAAACGAACCTCCCCTGGTATATCGTCAACCCCAAAACCGAGACATGGGGCGAATGTAACCCCGAGGGCTACACCGCCCCACTCGTCGGCCGCCAGTGGGTCTGGGGCATAACCGACTGCTGGACCCTTGTACGCGATTACTACGCCGAGCAAGGCATCCACTTACGCGACTGGCAGCGACCCCTGCACGCAGAAGCTTTCCGCTTAGACCCGATGTTCGATGCCTGCTGGCGCGACACAGGCTTCCGCGAACTGAACGACGACGAGGAACTACAACCTAACGACGCCCTACTTATGGCGATCAACAGCACCGGCCTCAACCACGTCGGCGTCTACCTCGGCGACCAGCTTGTGCTCCACCACCTCCAAGGCCGCCTTAGCAGCCGTGACCTCTACGGCGGATGGCTACTAAAATGCACGGGAAGGAGGCTTCGCCATGCTGCGTAAGATCAAACTCTACGGACGCCTGGCGAAGTTCATCGGCAAGCGCGTGCTTGAGGCCGACGTAAGCAGTGCCGCTGAGGCCGTGCGCTTCCTACTCGCCAACTGGCCAGAGCTGGAGCGTCACATGGCGGACCAGCACTACCGCGTAAGTCTCGGCGACTACGACCTCGTTGAAGACGAGCTGCACGACCCCGCCGGTAAGCAGCCAATCAAAATCGTTCCCGTCGTGACCGGCGCAGGCGCCGTAGGTCGAATCATCGCAGGGGCAGCACTAATCGTTGCTTCTATTTTTATCCCAGGTACCGCTCTGATATTCGGCACTGCGCTCAAGGGTCTGGTATTGGGTATCGGCACAAGCCTCGCATTAGGCGGCGTCGCACAACTCCTTACCCCAACCCCCACCCTCTCCTTAGGCACCGACTCCCCCAACGACCCGCGCAAGTCCTACAGCTTCAGCGGCATTCAGAACACAAGTCGCCAAGGTACACCCGTACCGATTATCTACGGCGAAATGCTTGTTGGTTCAGTCGTTATTAGTGCCGGCATTGACGTAGATCAGGTAAGCGCATGACTGAGTTTATTGCTGGCAGCGGTGGTGGTGGTGGCGGTAAAGGCGGCGGCGGCGGTAGTCAGCAGCGCACTCCCACCGAGGAAGCCTCCAGCTTATTCTCTGCCTCGTACGCCAAAGTCGTTGATCTACTCAGCGAAGGAGAAATCAGCGGTCTTAAGGACGGACTTAAGTCCGTCTACTTCAACAATACTCCGGTTCAGAACCCCGATAACTCGTACAACTTTTCAGACGTAACAATACTCACACGCACGGGCACCCAAAATCAAAGCTACTTAGATGGTTTTGACGAAATCGCTAATGAGTTCAATGTAGGAACCACTGTAGTTCAAGCTACCCCTATTGTAAGAACGATAACAGACGTTAGCGTAGATGGCGCTAGGGTACTAATAACGGTGCCTGCACTACAGCGCATAACCGATCAAGGCGACATCGTTGGTTCCGTATTTCGCCTCCAGATTTCTGTTCAGCGAAACGGCGGCGGCTACACAACAGTAGTAGACGATACGATCCGAGGACGTACTGCCAGTCCATACCAACGCAATTACTTACTGCAGGGGTTTAACTCTGGCCCGTTTCCCATCGACATAAAGGTCACACGTATCACCGCCGACTCCTCCGAGCAGGACGTAGGCGGCAGCAGCGCCAAGATCACTAACGCCTTCGCTTGGACAAGCTACAGCGAAATTACCTGGGGCAAACTCGCGTATCCCAATAGCGCCCTTGCAGCTATAAGGATTAACGCTGAGCAATTCTCGTCCATTCCTTCCCGCACATACCTTGTCCGAGGAGTAAAGGTAAGTATCCCCAACATAGCAACTGTAGACCAAACTACAGGCGCACTTATTTACAGCGGTGTATGGGGTGGATCGTTCGGGGCAGCGCAATGGACAAGCGATCCAGCCTGGTGTCTCTACGACCTCCTAACGAATACTCGTTACGGATTTGGCGATCATCTTGCGGCAGCTCAGCTCGACAAGTGGGCCTTTTTCTCGGCTAGTCAGTACTGCTCGGCTCTCGATACATACACGACTGCAGCTGAAATTGCGGAACGCGCAGCACGCGGTCTACCTCCCCGTACAGGTACAACTAACAATTACAACAGCACAACAGGCAAACATGGTATCTACGACGGCTTCGGCGGCTACGAACCGCGCTTCTCTTGCAACGTAAACATCCAAACTGCCGAAGACGCCTATAAGCTGATCAATGATATGTGCTCGGTATTCCGAGCTATGCCCTACTGGAATGTAGGTTCCCTCACATTTGCACAAGACAAGCCCGTCGATAGCAGCTACCTATTCACGTACGCAAACGTCAGCGAAGAGGGCTTCACCTATAGCGGCTCCAGCTTGAAAACCCGCCCTAACGTAGCCGTAGTTCAATATCTCGATCCTATTACTCGTGACACCGCGTACGAAGTAGTCGAAGACCCAGAAGGCATAGAGAAGTACGGCGTCGTAAAGACAGAACTTATTGCATTTGCCTGTACATCGCGTGGTCAGGCCCAGCGCCTAGGCGAGTGGCTCATCTACTCCAATAAGCACGAAACCGAAACCGTATCCTTCACGGCTTCCATGGATGCCGGTGTGCTGGTACGTCCAGGGCAGGTCATCGAAATCAGCGATCCTGTACGCGCTGGCGTACGCAGAGGCGGACGCATAATTAGCGCCACTACCACAGCCGTTACAGTAGATGATGCCACAGGTATCTCGGCTACATCAAGTCCTACGCTATCCGTAATTACGCCAACAGGCACAGTAGAAACGCGCAATGTAAGCACGGTCGTAGGCAACGTAATTACCGTAAGCAGCGCTTACACTACCGCTCCTAATCCGTACAGCGTATGGATCTTTGAGACATCGACACTCCAGACATCCACCTGGCGCGTACTCACAGTAGAGGAACAAGAGCAATGCAAGTACGCCATAACCGCACTCGCATATAACGCAAGCAAATACGCCTATGTCGAGCGTGGCGTGGCATTGCAAACACGCACCACCAGTACCCTCAACGCAATCCCCGAACCACCCACCAACCTCACCCTAGTCGAAGCGCTCTACACTTATAGAGACCAAATTAGCTCTAAGCTTATCATTAGTTGGGCGCCCGTTGCTGGCATAAACCAGTACGAGGTCCGATACCGTAAGGATTCTGCTAACTGGACTACAGTTCAGCGACAGCAACCTGATTACGAGGTACTGGACACCACTCCAGGCTATTTTGAGATCGAAGTTTACAGCAGAAATGCGGGCGGCCAGAACTCCACCACACCACTTACAGGCACGAAGAACGTCCTAGGCAAAACAGCACCTCCTGCTAACGTACCAGCGCT